TCGCCGCGGAAGATCGACGCGGCGGTGTGCGTCATCGGCGCCCGGATGGTCAGACGGATTGCGCTCGGCTCATCGAAGGTCAAGCAGAAGACCGGCCGGGCGGCGTTTCATTGACGGGGAGGTGATCGAGGCTGGTTCTCTCACGTGACCAGGCGGTGGACCAGACGATGCGTCTCCTTGAGTGGCGCAACGGCGAGCAGCACCGCATCGACCGGGTATACCGCTACTGGCGCAACCAGCAGACGTTCCATTGGCTGCCTTCGGGTGTGCCGTTGGAGGTGCGTCGCATGGCGGACATCTCCCGCGTGAACGTGCTGAAGTTCGTCGTGGACGCGGCGGCGCAGGCCATGTATGTGGACGGGTTCCGGCAGCCGCGCGCGGGCGAGAACGAGCCGGTCTGGTCCGTGTGGCAGGCCAACCGGATGGATGCGCGCCAGATCGAGCTGCACCGGGCGGCGCTGGCGTTCGGTGCGGCCTACATGGTCGTGTTGCCGGGCGATCCGGTGCCGGCGATGCGTCCTGCTAGTCCGCGGAAGATGACGGTGGTGTACGGCGAGGATGAGGACTGGCCGATGTGGGCGCTGGAGAAGCGCTCCACCAGTGCCGGCGAGCTGTACCGCCTGTTTGACGAGGAGGCGGTCTACTGGCTCGGCCGCGACGAGCCGCACGACCGTCTGACGCTGATCGACACTGCTGAGCACGCGGCTGGGGTGGTGCCGGTGGTGCGGTTCCGCGATCAGGGCGAGATCGACGGTGAGACGCTCGGCCAGGTCGAGCCGCACATCCCGTTGCAGGACCAGATCAACTTGACCACGTTCTCGCTGTTGGTGGCGCAGCACTACGGGGCGCATCGGCAGCGGTACATCATCGGCTGGCTCGCCGAGTCGGAGGAGCAAGCCCTGAAGGCGTCGGCGCAGCGGCTGTGGACGTTCGAGGACGACCCGGACGACGTGAAGGTTGGCGAGTTCGAGCAGACCGACCTGTCTGGCTACATCGAGTCGCGCGAAGCCAGCTTGCGGCATCTTGCGGCGCTGTCGCAGACGCCGGTGCACGAGATGCTTGGCCAGATGGCGAACCTCTCCGCCGAAGCTCTGGTCGCCGCACGTGACAGCCATAACCGGAAGCTCTCCGAGCATCAGGCGATGGCCGGAGAGTCCCACGAGCAGACCTTGCAGCTCGCCGGCGCGCTTTCGGGGGTGCCGGTTGAGGCGGATGCGTGGGTGCGGTGGCGCGACATGGAGGGTCGCAGTCTCGCGCAGACCGCCGACGCGCTCGGCAAGCTCGCTGAACAGCTCGGCATCCCCGCACGCGCCTTGTGGGATCGCGCCGCCGAAGCGCTCGGGGCGAGTCAGCAGGAGGTGGAGCAGTGGGGCGAGATGGCCGACTCGGCTGACCCTCTGGTGCAGCTCGAGGCCGAGTTCGAGCGGCAGGCGGGCAACTTTGAGTGAGGAGGGTCGCCAGGCGACTGAGGAGCACCGCCGGCGGCAGCTCGCCATCCGCGCGGCGGTGCTGCGGGACGTCACGGGCGTGTGGCGCACCGAGTTCGACATAGAGGACGTCGCTTCGTCGCAACTGCGCGTCGTCGAGGCGCTCAAGGACGTCCTCGCGGACGGCAAGCTGCGCGCCGCAGAAGAGGCCGCCGACTACTACTCGCAGTTCCGGGCTATCGACGGGCCGGGTGCGCGGCGGGCACGTCCGATGGGCGACCTGGATGGCCGCAGGGTGGACCGGTCGGTCGGCTACTCCGCGCGGATCGTCCCGTTGAAGGCGCTGAAGGCCGGACGGACTCGGCAGCAGGCAGCGCGCGCCGGGCTGGAGCAGACGATGGGCGCGTCGGGGCGTCTGGTGTCCGACGGGTCGCGTGAGACGGTCATCCGCGCCGCCGAGGAAGACCCTGCGCAGCCGCGTTGGCAGCGGATCACGGGGCCGGAGCCGTGCGAGTTCTGCGCCATGCTCTCCGCCAGGGGCGGCGTGTACCGGGCGCAGGCAACCGCCGTGTTCGAGGCGCACTCGGGCCGCGGGGCGGCGTGCCAATGCGAAGCGGAGCCGGTGTACGGCGAGCGGTTCCTCTCCGAGCAGCAGCAGCGCTTCAAAGAACTGTACGACCGCGAGGCGAAGGGTACTAGCGACCCGCTGAAGGCGTTTCGCGCCGCCTATCGCCGCGAGATCAAGCCCGCGGCCTAACCCAGATTTCCCCAGCCGGGACGGTTGGGCGCTCTACCGCCGCGACGGCGGTCCACCTACCCGAGACGGGAGGTTTGTTCGTATGTCCGATGAAAGCACCGTAGCCGCTGAGGCCGAACAGCAGCAGGGGGTCGACGAAGGGCAGGAGCAAGGCCCCGACGACGGCGCGCCCGAGACGGGCGGCGACCAACAGTTCGACCGACTCCCCGATGACCACCCGGTCGTCAAGGCCCTCAACAAGGCCAACAAGGAAGCCGAACAGGCTCGGCTCAAGGTCAAGGAGTACGAGGACCGCGACAAGACCGAGCAGGAGAAGGTGGCCGAGAAGGCCGCCGAGGCCGAGAAGCGTGCTGCAGAGGCTGAAGCGAAGGCGCTGCGCTTTGAGGTCGCCACCGAGAAGGGCGTCCCGAAGCGAGCCATGAAGTTCCTCACCGGCACGACGCAGGAGGAACTTGAGGAGCAGGCCGACGAGATCCTCGCTCTGATCGGCGACGCGGATGGCGAGAAGCCGTCGCGTAGACCGAAGGAGCGGCTCAAGTCGGGCGCCTCACCGGACAGCGAACCCGAACCCGACCCCAAGAAGATCGCCGACAGTGTTATGCGCGGCGGTCTCTGACCATCTAGGAGGAGTAGACCATGGCGGTACTCACCGCTCAGGGCATCTCCAGCGTCGCGATCGAACTGCTGATCCGTCAGCTGGTGCTGCCGCGCACCGTGACCGCGCTTCCCGGCGGCGAGTTCGCCGGGTCGAACGGCGACACCATCACCGTCCGCGTGCCGCAGCCCGGCTCGGCGCGCACCCAGGCGTCTCCCGGGGCGTCGATCACCTACGACGACGTCGACGAGATCCCCGTCAACGTCTCGTTGTCGCACCTGTACCACGCGAAGCGGGTCAGCGACGAGGAGTTGTCGCTGGACATCGAGGGCTTCGCGCGGCAGGTCACCCGCGTGCAGGTCGCCGCGGTGGCGACCGGCGCCGAGGACCAGCTCGCGACGGCGATGAACGACCTGTCGGCTGACGAGTCGTTCGCGGCGTCCGAGGACACCGACGACACGATGGACAAGGTGTACGCCGCCCGCGAGTTCCTCGGCGGCAACGACGTCCCCCCCGGCGACCGCTACCTGGCGGTGTCGCCGCAGATCGCCACGCGCATCCTCAAGGTGCTCGTGAACCGTGAGACCCCGGACACCGACGGCGCGCTGCGCCAGGCGATGCTCGGCTCGCTCGCCGGGTTCACCGTCGTCGAGTCGAACGCGCTCGACACCGGGACCGCGGTGGCCTACCACCGCAGCGGGTTCGCGTTCGCGAACCGCACCCCCGTCGAGCCGCGTGGCGCCACCGACTCGTCCACGGCCACGAGCCAAGGCGTCGGGCTGCGCCACATCTTCCAGTACCAGCCCGACGTCCTCAGTGACGCGTCGGTCGTGTCGACGTTCGCCGGTGCGGCGGCTGTCGTGGACAGCGACGACACCGCACCGGACGTCAAGCGGTTCTACAAGCTCGACACCGCCGCCTAGTGGCGGTCGAGCGGCCGGTGCTGCGGCGGGTCACTCCCGACATGGCTCGTGAGTGGCTCGCCCGCAGCCGCCAGTCGCGGCTGGTCCGTTCCCGCGTTCGCGCGTTCGCGCGTGCGATGCGCGACGGAGAGTGGGACCCCGACCGCCACTTTCGCCAGCCGATCGGCATCTCCCCGGGTCGGCTGTCCAACGGCAACCACCGACTGCACGCCGTCGTCGAGCACGGCGAGCCAGTGCTGATGTGGGTGAGAGGAGAGCCGTGATGCCTGCGCTCTACCATCCCGACGGGCGCCGCCGGGTCGTGCCCGACCACAGCGAGAAGGCGTACAAGGCTGCGGGTTGGCAGGATCGCTCGCCCGCGTCGAACGGGCAGGGTGCACCGCAGCCGCCCGACGAGACCGCGCTGAAAGCCGGCTGGGTCGACTACGCCGTGTCGCAGGGCATGGCCCGCGAGACCGCCGAGGCGATGACCAAGGCCGAGCTAAAGGAGCGGTTCGGTGCCTGACCCGCTGATCGACGTCGCTGACCTGGAGGGACGGCTCGGCTATCAGGTCGAGTCGTCCTCGCAGGCCGGGGCGCTGATCGATGACGCGTCCGCTCTCGTGCGGGAGATCGCCGGCTGGGATGACGACGAGCCGACGTCGGTGCCGGCGGCGGTCGTGCCGGTCGTGGTCAGCATGGTCCGCCGCGGGCTCGACAACCCGCACGGCCACGAGTCCGAGCAGGTCGGCAACTACCGCTACTCGGGCGCGCACACCACCGGTGTGTTCGCCACCGCACGAGAGGCAAAGACGATCCGGCGCGCAGCCGGCAAGGCCGGCGTCGGCACGGTCGGCCTCGAGGGCTATCTGCTGCCTGAGACCGGCCGGTGGCAGGACGGCAGCTGGATCGAGGAGTCCCTGTGAGGCCGCCGATGCGGATGCGCTGCACTGTCGAGCGCGATCAGGGCGGCGACGACCCCTACGGCGGCGGTCACGACTGGCAGCCCCACCTCGAAGGCGAGCCTTGCTACTGGTGGGCGCAGTCGGGCCGTGAGGCCATCTCGGATGACCGGTCGGTGGTCGTCGCGGACGAGCACATCATCGTCGCCCGCGACGCCGACCTCAAAGAGGGCGATCGGGTCGTGTCGGTGACGGACCAGCGTGGCGACGAGCTGCTGCTGCGGGACCGCACCGTCGAGTACGTCGCCGTGGAGCGCAGCCATCTGGACGCTGCGGTAAGGGCTGTGTCGTGACTGCTCGCATCAAGGAGTGGCGCGGCCAGGAGATCGCCCGCAAGGTGCGGGACGCTGCGGTGGAGGCGATCGACGAGACGACGGAGGCGTGCGCCCGCCAGGCCGCA